ACCGAGGAAGAAATCAAAGAGATCGGCAAGATCGTTAAACACGATAAGAACCTTGGGTACGGTTATTCTGTACTTCGTCAAATGTCAGATAAATATCTGGTGAAAGATGCTGTGAACGATATTGTTCATGAATCTCCTCAGTTCCTGTTTATTGGTGTTGCGATGAAGGTAATGGAGATTCAGCCGAAGGAACGACGCATTGAAGATATTAAGCGACTGTACACCTATGTCAGTGATCTTAAAATCAACCTGCCGTCACCTTATCTGACGACACTGCGTACTCCGATCCCTGGTAGTGCTTCCTGCTGTCTGTTCCGCGCAGACGACACAGCAGAATCACTGGCAATTGCAAACTACTTGGCACACGAGTATACTCTGAATAACGCTGGTATTGGTGTTAACCTCCAGACTCGTGCAACGGGGCAGGGCGTTAAGAACAACCGTATTATCCACGGTGGACTACTTCCTTACCTGAAATGGATGGAAGATAGCGTAGGTGCATCGAAACAGGCAAGTCGTGGTGGTAGTGCTACCGTCACATACACAATCTTGGAACCAGACTTCGAAGACTTGATCCGAATCAAGAACCCGACAACTCCGGTTGACAAGCGTGTAGATAAATTAGATTATTCAGTCGTGGTTAACCGCTCATTCCTGCGCCGAGCAGCAAAAGGTGAAGAATGGATGCTGGTAAGCTGTGATGACGCTCCAGAACTCTACGAAGCACTTTACAAGAGTGAAGAAGAGTTTGATGAGGTTTATGATCGTGTTAGTCGTAAGCGTATCAAGAAAAAATTCGTTAAGGCTCGTGACCTGCTGACGGAGATTATTGTTCAACGTGCAGAGACAGGACGTATTTATATGTTCTTCGCTGACAACGTAAACAATCACACACCGTTTACTGATACTGTGTATCAATCAAACCTGTGTCAGGAAATCTTCCTGCCGACGAAAGCATTCCACAAGATGACGGATCTTTTCACTGGAGAAAATACCGAGGATCAGGAATTAGCTCTGTGCTTCCTATCTTCTATCGTGGCTGGTCGAGTTAAACCAGAAGAATACGAAGATGTAGCCTACTACACCGTATTGACAATCGACAACGTTATTGAGACAATGGTTTACCCATTCAAACACAATGAGATCACAGCGAAAGCTCGCCGTTCTATCGGTGTTGGGATTACAAACCTCGCTCACTACCTCGCAAGTAACTTCGCGACATATTCTGATCCTTACGGTAAGAAACTGATTCACGAGTTAGCTGAACGCCACTATTTCTGGTTGGCAAGTGCATCTCTTCGCCTGGCGAAAGAGAAAGGTAATGCTGAGTGGATTGACAAAACCAAATGGCCTCAAGGTTGGCTACCAATTGATACCTACTCAAAAGCGGTAGATGATATTGGCAACTTCGAGTTGAAACACGATTGGGAAGGATTACGCCAGGAGATTATCGCTCAGGGTGGTATCCGCAACAGCGTATTAACCGCTATTGCACCAAATGAATCAAGTAGCCTGGTGAGTAACACTACCAACTCTGTATATCCAGTACGTGACACAATCATGTACAAGCAGAGCCAGAAAGGTAACGTGTTGTTTATTGTGCCAGATTACGAAAAGCTGAAAACCGTTTATCAGAGCGCATGGGATACCCCTGCGAAAGATATTGCTGAAATGTACGGATTGTTAACCAAATTCATGGATCAGGGTATTTCCTGTGACGAATGGGTTGACTATTCTAAAATGGAAGGTGGTCGTCTGTCTATTAAAGCTCAGATGCAATTCATCTTCACGTTTGCCAAATTAGGCGGTAAGTCTCTGTACTACTTGAACAGTAGAACTAAATCAGCCGAATCTCTCGCCCAAGAGGATTCCGGTTTTGGTGAAGATGGTTGCGAAGCATGTAAGATGTAATATCAAGGGGCGAAAGCCCCTTTATTTTTCTAAGGAGGAATATGTATTCTTTAATCGTGCTTCCTGGCGTAACACCACAAAGAAGAAATGGGAATTATCTCTTAGTTGACAGTAAAGACTTTACTCTTAAATGGTGTTTAGGCACTATTCCAGGTTGTCGTTTTGATAGTGTAGAGATTTGGGTTTCTGATGATCCAGATGCCACGGCTTTCGCATTCAGCAGGGCGTGGGGAGCAAGGAATGAAACTCGTGGTGTCCTGATGACTAAGAGTGTATGGGAGGGTTTTGAAAATCATTGCCTATCAAACGGAATGGAGGAAATCCATATTCAAGAACTCAAGAAAATGTGTAATATAGTGGAGGATTTAAATGGCAGCAATTAATTTACATAACGAAACTTACAAAGAGGGTAAATACCCTGTCTTCTTAGGTGAACAACTGGGGATCTTCGATTCTATTAACGTCACCTATCCTGAAATGCATCGTCTTTACAAGCTCCAGAAAGCCCAAGATTGGGATGAAAATGAGGTGAATCTGGATCAGACACGTAAAGACTTCGTAGCATGTTCTGCAAATAACTACGATGTGATGATAAAGAACCTGTCGTTCCAGTGGGAAAATGATTCCTTGGCAAAATCTATTATCACGTTGTTCGCTCCTTTCCTGAGTAACAATGAAGCCTGTGCGATGATGATGAAGCAGTCTGAAATTGAAGTGCTTCACGCTCTCACTTACTCTGAAATTATTCGTCAGTGTATTCCAAATCCGAACGAAGTGATCGAACAGATTATGGAAAATGATCGTATCTTCCAGCGCATGGGTGTTGTGGAAGAAGTCATGTCCGAACTGTACGAAGCTGGTCACAAGTATGCATTGGGTGAACTGGAAGCAAATGACGATCTGCGTCTGCTGATCCTGAAAGGTATGATTGCTCTGATTGGTCTGGAAGGTATTCAGTTTATCTCTTCCTTCTCTGCAACATTTGCCCTGGCAGAACAGCAACTGTTCGTCGGTGCATGTAAGCTGATTCAAAAAATTATGTTGGATGAGATCTTGCATGTTAAGATGGATTATGCTATTATTGACGCGCTGATGAAAGAACCAGAGTGGAAGAAAGTTTACGATGAGAACATTGATGAACTGACGGCTATTCTGGATACCATTATCGCCCAAGAAGAAGATTGGTGCGACTACCTGTTCAGTGAAGGTCGTGTGATTGTCGGTCTGAATGCTGAACTGTCCAAACAGTGGGTTTACTTCAACGCTGCCCCTATCTATCGTCGTCTGAAAATGAAACACAAATTCCGTTCTCCGAAACAAACGCCTCTGGCGTGGATGGATGTGTGGCTCAACCCAGACCAGATTCAAGCGGCTGCTCAGGAAATCCAACGTACTGACTACAAACTCAACTCTGCCAATAAAGATGTGGCAGACGATGAAGAATTTGAGTGGTAAGGAGCAATAATGTTAGATGGTGATGTGTGCCAAGTTTGTGGTGGCACTGGTCAAGTTTATGTCGGCGGGGGCTTTAGCCCTTGCTGGACTTGTAACGGCTTCGGACTGATTCCGAAACAAGAGGAGGAAGAAGATGAATCCTAATTTCAATGGTGTGATGGTTAAATTAAGTCCAAAAGGATTTGCTAACCTGTTAGAAGAAATTAATGACAACACTTGGACTTATGTAAATTTCCCAGGTGAGCAAGGAGAAGGTCGTTGTGTGTATTGGCAAGGTGTTCATTTCAAGGAGGTAAATGATGGGGATTGATATTGGCTGGAGAATGGTACAGGGCGCTACGCTGGATGTGTGGGAAGAGGCTTTCGGAGAAGATGAAACATTTCTGGAAGATTATGACGGAGACATGGCAGGTTTCTTGGAAGATCACTTGAATGTTGTAAGGGTATCGCCGTGGTTTGATGCAGATAGCTCAGATTGTATCTTCGGTGTTAAACTTGCAGGTGGTGATTACTCCAAGGATATAGATCTTGCTGAACTTGCTGTTAAGGCAAAAGAAATAGCACACGATCTCAAGAGTAAGTATGGTATTGATACCACTACCATTTGTAGTCAGAACGTCTACTAAGGAGAAAGAATGCGATACCTGGTGACAGGTGGGCTTGGATTTATTGGGAGCGCGGTAGTGCGCTCTCTGCATAAAAACCCACTTAACGAAATCTATGTTGTTGACAAATGGGGCTATGCCTCCGATCCACGTAATCTTACACTCACCCCAGATGTAAGATTCTGTAAGTTAGACTTGACAGACCTCGTGTTAACTGTTAAGATGCTGGCTGACATTAATCCAGATTACATTATCCACTTGGCGGCTGAAAGCCATGTTGACAATTCAATCTCTGCTCCAAAAGCATTCATTGAGTCAAATGTAATCGGTACGTTCAATCTGCTTGAAGCAGTGCGATACATGGGTAACAGATCAAAGCTCAAGAAGTTCCTACATGTCTCCACAGACGAAGTGTACGGCGATTTGAGCGTAGAAGATGTTCCGTTTACCGAAGACACACCTTATGCCCCAAGTAGCCCGTACAGCGCGTCTAAGGCAGCGAGTGACCATCTGGTACAAGCTTGGCATCGTACCTACGGAATTCCAACCGTAATTACCAATTGCTCGAACAACTTTGGTGCATATCAGCATCCAGAAAAGTTGATTCCCCGTGTAATTACGAGTATCATGATCGGTAAACAGATTCCTGTCTATGGGAACGGTTTACAAGTAAGGGATTGGTTGTTTGTCGATGACCATGTAGATGCCTTGCTTCTGGCACTCACCGAAGGTAAGGTGGGAGAAACATATAATATCGGTAGTCGCAACCCTCGTACCAATATGGAAGTAATTTATATGATCTGTGATTATATGGATGCTGTCCATGCAGACAAGGGTTTCTATCCTGCATCAAATCTTATTAAATTCGTTAGTGATCGCCCTGGTCATGACACTCGTTATGAGATTGATCCTACGAAGTTGGAGACAGAGTTAGGATGGGCTACTGAGGGTACATTCGAAGAGAAACTTTATCAAACCATTGAGTGGTATATTGCTCACGACTTATGGTGGCAGAATAAAGTTTAAGGAGGAGCATGAAAGGTATTATCCTTGCGGGTGGCAGTGGCACTCGTTTGTATCCGGTGACTAAAGGGGTAAGCAAGCAATTGCTCCCCATTTACGATAAACCGATGATCTACTATCCACTATCTGTATTAATGCTGGCAGGGATAAACGATATCCTAATTATCACGACACCAGAAGATCAGCGTAATTTCCAACAGCTTCTTGATGACGGAGAAGACTTAGGAATCAGCATCACTTATGCAACTCAGGATCAACCAAGAGGGTTGGCAGAAGCCTTTATTATCGGTGAAGATTTCATTGGTGATGATTCTGTAGCCCTCGTCCTCGGAGATAATTTATTCTTTGGACAAAGTTTCGGTACTCTCTTGCATTGTGCAAAAGAACATGTGGAATTCTATGGCGGAGCCGGAGTATTTGGTTATCGAGTGAACGATCCTGAACGATTCGGTGTTGTAGAGTTCGATGACTCAGGTAAGGTTGTGAGTATTGAAGAGAAACCTGTTAATCCTCGCAGCAATTATGCAGTTACTGGACTTTATTTCTACGACAATTCTGTAATTCAGAAAGCCAAAGAAGTGCAACCTTCTGCTCGTGGTGAATTGGAGATTACAGACATTAACGAAATGTACCTTAAAGAACGTGCGCTCCAAGTGTGGAAACTGGGAAGAGGTTTCACTTGGCTTGACACAGGTACACATGCAAGTTTAATGGAGGCATCTCAGTTTGTGCATACAATTGAGAAACAGCAAGGAATGAAACTCGCTTGCCTTGAAGAAATTGCATTTATGAATGGGTGGATTACAGCAGAGCAACTTATTCTGACAGGAACTGCCCTGGCTAAAACAGAATATGGACAATATCTGCTTTCATTAGGAGGGGTTAGATGGAAAGCACAATTAACGTCAGAGAAACCAGCATTGAAGGTCTTGTCGTAATAACACCGAGGGTGTTCGGTGATGACCGAGGATTTTTCCTTGAGTCTTTCAACCAAGCCCGATATGATAACCTTATTGGTGAACACACGTTTGTTCAAGATAACCACTCCCGTTCTACGAAAGGAGTCCTCCGTGGACTCCACTACCAAGAAACAAATCCCCAGGGAAAATTAGTGAGATGCACAAGCGGCATGGTATTTGATGTGGCTGTGGACTTACGTGAAGGTAGTCCGACCTTCGGAGAATGGGAAGGTGTTGTACTTAGTGAACAAAACAAAACGCAATTCTGGATTCCACCAGGATTCGCTCATGGCTTTGTCGTTATCTCAGACGTAGCCGATTTCGAATACAAATGCACTGAATATTACGATCCAACCTCGGAACGCAGTTTACTCTGGAATGATCCTGATGTAGCTGTCGATTGGGGATTTGACTTAATCTTTGGTGATGAAAATTATCAGCCTATTCTATCTCAGAAAGATCGAGAGGCCAAAACCCTACGGGAGATCTTTGGATGAAACGATATTTAGTATTGGGTGGTAATGGTCAATTAGGCCAAGCACTCAATAAAGTGAAGCCGGAAGATGTAGATTTAATTTATCCTGAACGTTGTGATATTACCGATTTCAAACAGGTGAAGGATCTAATCGTACAAACTATGCCGGAAGCAGTTATCAACTGCGCAGCATATACAGCCGTCGATAAAGCCGAAGATGATATGCAGACTGCAATTAGTGTTAATGCATACGGTGCTGCAAATATTGCGAAAATCTGTGGTGAACTTTACATTGACTTAATTCACATTTCGACGGATTATGTCTTTGATGGTTCATTCCCTGGTATTGAGGGTGCTGAAACAAATCCATTAAATGTCTACGGTTACTCCAAGCGTTTCGGTGAAGAATTAGTTCACGCTGTTCATCCTGGGGCATTAATTATCCGTACAGCTTCCGTGTATAGCGAATTCGGTAACAATTTTCTTAAAACTATGTTGAGCCGTTACAACGGTGGTCAACGTGAGTTTGATGTTGTTTGCGATCATTATTCTTGTCCAACATATGCTCCAGATCTTGCTGAAATGATTTTCACGATGTTGGAGTATGGTGTTGGTGGTCGTATTCTTCACTACGCAGGTAAAGAATATTTAAGCTGGTACGACTTTGCTACACGTATTTTCTGGGAAATAGATATGACGGTGAAAGTAAATCCGGTATCTGCTGCTCAGTATAATTCCAAGGCAGTACGACCTGCCAAATCCTATCTTGAAACCAAAGGCTTTCTGACTCCAAAACCAGTAGCCCACGGTATTAGTGAATCACTGAAAGTTCTATTAAATAAGGAGAGAGAATGAATTTTGTAATCTATGGTAAGCCCGACTGTCAATTCTGCACTATGGCTAAGCAGCTTTTAGAGATGCGAGGTCAGGACTTTAATTACCTTACCTTGGATGTAGATTACACTCTCGATCACATGCAAGCGGTGGTCGTAGAGAAAACCGGAATTCCACCACGTACCTTCCCCCAGATTCTGGTTCAGGAGTCGGACGTTGCGGAGTACAAACACGTAGGAGGTTTCACCGAACTACGTGATTTCATGGCTCAGATTGCGGAGTAACAATATGAAAGGTAAACAGAAACGTAAGATCTTTTCTCGTGCTTTGGCAGCGGAGCTAAAGTCCAACATCAAGAAAACGAAACCAAAACGTGAACCATCTCCAGAACACGCGATGTTCGACGAACTGGATCACGGCGAGGTTGACGCATAAGGAAAACATGGCTAAAGTAGTAGATGAGTTTGATATGCTACGCCTTGACGAGGGACTAAAGCTCACCGTCTACACAGATACCGAAGGGTATTGGACAGTGGGTATTGGTCATCTCTTAACGAAAGTCAAAGATAAAGCGGTTGCTATCGCTGAACTGGATAAGCTGGTAGGTCGTAAGACCAATGGTGTTATCACAGAAGACGAAGCACGTAGAATCTTCAAGAAAGACGTTGAAAAGGCTATTAAGCAGGTTAAACAGAGTAAGATTCTATCTCCTATTTACGATAAGGTGAGTCCTACTCGTAAAATGGCAATTGTCAATATGGTATTCCAAATGGGGATTGCCGGAGCAGAATCTTTCCAAAATAGCTTGACATTAGTGAGCAATTCGTACTATACTCAGGCTGGTATCAACTTACGCAAAAGTAAGTGGTACAAACAAACGCCTAATCGTGCAGAGCGAGTTATCAAGGTTCTTACATCTGGAACACTTGATGCTTATAACTAACAGAGGGGCGTAAGCCCCTTATTCAAGGAGTGCTACTATGGGAAATAAACCAGCAAAGTCTCCACGTCAGAAGCTGGCTGCTAATGACCAGAGACAAAGCCGTTATGCGGCGAAAGCTGTGGGGAACGATGATTACCGTCTCGACGAATTCTATCCAACCGAGGCTCAGGAAGAGATTGTGCATAGCATGGTCTGGAATGACCTTACGATTGTGAATGGACGTGCAGGTACTGGTAAGACAACAACCGCTCTGTGGAAAGCGTTACAAATGCTGAAAGCAGGTGATGTACGAAAACTGCTCTTCCTGAAAAACCCAACTGAGGTGGGTGACGATCAGATTGGTTTCTTATCTGGTGACAAGTCAGAAAAACTGACTGCGCACTACGAGTCTACCAAACGAATTTTCCAGCAATTCATGACCGCAAACAAACTGGAAACAGATATTGCTAACGGTAAAATCGAACTAAACATTCCTAACTACGCACTGGGCGCTACCTGGGATAACACAATCATCCTGATTGACGAATCTCAGTTAATGTCTCCCGATACCATCAAGCTCCTTCTGGAACGTACTGGTATCAACTCTCGTGTTGTCGTTATTGGTGACGTGAAACAAACTTATGCTATCAAACATCGTAAAAACGGACTCGCAGATCTTGTAGATCGTGTAGCTCCGGCTGATGAAGATGGCTATCACACACCTGTAACCGACTTTATCGGATACGTTGAACTGTCAAGCGATGAGAACCAGCGTTCACGTCTGTCTCAGTTCATCACGGAAATTTATTAATTTAACAAGGCAGGGAAGCCACTTTTATGGAGGATAAATGGCATTTGTTGAAATAGGTAGAAGCGGTATTGACGAGTGTTACCAAGCGGGTTTAGTAAAGCCGAATGAGTTCCGGCAGATTTATGTAAACAAGATTGAACAGGAGATCGCTCTCTTACTTGAAAACCTAACACTTAAACAAAAGTGGGGAATGTTCAAATCTTGGTTAAAAAATGAGGATTGGATTTTATCCTATTACCAGGAACTTTCTGATAGTAAAGACGGACTGTTTGAGTGTATAATAGAGATAGCCGCCTCAAATCCACAACTTCTTCATATTGATGAAGAAGATTCCAAACTCCTTTTCCTAAGCAGTATCTTCCACAAGAAATCTCTACTCGTTCGAGAGTGCAGTGATTTATTCAATCACCCGCTCACCCGTACCGAGAAGATTCTGGTGGACAAAGAAACGTTACGCGCAATTGACTACCTAAGAAAATACGTGAACGGTGGAAAAGCAGTTCTTAAAACATTGCAGGAGGAAGAATAATGACAACGATTATTGCAACAAAGACTAAGATTCTAAGCGACGGTAAAACTACCGTAGGCAATCGTGTAGACGATTACGACTTTAAGAAAGTACGTAAGATTGGGGATTATCTGGTCGGTGGCGCAGGTCGTCTAACCTCCATCCTCACATTCTTCGCCTGGTTTGAGCAGAATCTGCAATGTCAAGCGGCACAAGAATCTATCCCAGGGTTGATGATTCAATCAGATCCTGACAAGGACGATGAAGACTTCATTGCGTTAGTTGTCCATCCAGACGGTAAAATTTTCATCCACGAAGGTGCTGATCCTCGTCGAGCATTCCCAATTGAGCGTGAATACTATGCTGTTGGTAGTGGTGCAGACTTCGCATTAGCGGCACTTGATGCCGGAGCCACTCCAGAACAAGCAATGGAAGTTGCAAAACTCCGTGATGCTTTCTCCGGTGGTGAAACTTTCGTAGAAGAACGCGAAGAAATTGTTGACATTACTGATGAAGATCTGCGAAACTTCTCAAGAGAGCAGCTTCTGAATCTGCTTCTTACTGGTTCTCCAGAAGGTGATGCAGCACAACAATTGTTGGCTGCGCCGGAAGAAGAACATCCTAAAGGCGATACTGGCGAGCTTGGTGTATCGG